TAAGTTCTTAAGTGATGTAATCAACTCTTTGGTTGCAAATCTTTCGAATTGCGAGTTGAGTTCCAACGCTCGAACTTGGGGGGTGCTAAGAAAACACTTCTCAAAAGTAGAAAAGGAATTCTCGTCAAACGTATGTCCTGGGGACGATAACGATAACAATTTAAGAGTCATTACGATTCTTAAGAGTTTCTTAACAGTAATTTGCTTTAAAACTAATTACTGGAAACTTGTTAAAGATTATCCCTCTAGGTATACGGAACAGCTTAACGTACTGTTCAAAACGTGGTTGACAATGGACTATGATATCCTATTTACAACAGTCAAAGAGTTTTATTCTACAATTTTAAATTTCAATTCGGAATGTCCAGAATTGCTAAATGCTCACAGAGTGGCATTTAAAGCTTTTCTTAAGATAATTCCTTATGGATTGAAAGTTACTATTGAAAAAGGACGAATTGACTGGAAACACGGTAGAAGCTTACAGTTCTTGTATTCTATAAATCAAATGAAAAAAGGATTTAGAGAACTTACAAAGAAACAGATGGTTAAGTCTATTGTCAACAGTATCAAAACACTTACAGAAGAGCCCGAAGACGTTCCAACAGAGCATGTCCGTTATATACAGATAGCAGTTAGAATGATTCTTCAACATCCTGAAATGTTTAAGCGAGAGTTAGTCCCTCCTAGCAAAAAATCCACATTAGAATATGGGGTTGCTGGTGGTGGAGGCTTCCAATTGCTTTCGGATCTTCAGGAATTTGATCAGCCAGAGGCTTATCGGGACCTTCAAGAGTATTTTGATATCATGGAGAAAGAAGAGAACAAATATGAATTTGGTTTGGAATTTAACAGAAATGTTCGCTTGGGAAGAAATAATAAAGCCAGAATAGCTCTCTTAGTAGAGGCTAATAAGGTTAGATTTTTAACTATCCAAAGCGTATTCTATCAAACTTATTGCAGAGATCTACAGCAGTATCTTATTGATGAATGGAAACTCTCGTCCTACTCGACTATGCATGAAAATGCAGAAGAAGAGTTTAAGGATGTTGGGAAGTACAATCAGAGACATGGACTGTTCAATGGATCAAGTGATTACACTGATGCTACAAATTTATTAAAACCTCATGCTACACGTATTGCTATGCGGGAGAGTCTCAGAGTTTTAGGTTTTACACCTAATACTGAGTACTACAAAGCGATAATGGATACTGTGTCACAAAGAGATTTAGATTTGAATAACATGATTTTTGTAAATCACCCTAACCCTAAAGAAGGGAAGGAAATCTGCGAAGAAGTTAGACGACAAATTTATATTTGGGATCCTCGATTTAAGTTCACAAAACTTGCTGTCCAAAGAGGCGGTCAACTAATGGGTAACCCGTTATCTTTTCCGATTTTATGTATGATTAATCTTTCAACCTTTTTAAGGTCAAAGTTAGGTCATATAATTGATCGGATTAAATATCAGGATCTTGATCTTGACAAAACCGCTAAATGGGCAAATGAAGTTTTAAAAGGAACTTTAAAAATCAATGGGGATGACTCTTTTTCTGGATTTAAAAGTTTACAGTATTTTAATAACTATAGAAGAATTGCTAAAGAAAGCGTTGGACTTGTAGTTAATCATAAAACTGTTTTCACAAAATCAAGTGGTCATAGTCAAATTAATAATATTTTAATAAAAAATAATAAAAGAATCAGGTATCTCAATCTTGCTCTATTCTTTAACAATAATATAAAAAATCTGAAACCAGTTTTGGCTTCAGATATTAAAAATAATGTTAGAGAGTTTGAACAAGAAGATGAACGTGAATCTTATATAATTGACACACTTGAAAGATTAAACTTAAATTTCAGAATAAGAGATTGGTTCATTAGTGAATCATTAGGGGGATTGGGCATAGATTGGTCTTTACTACCAGCGTGTGACTTGAAATATTCAAGACATACCAGGTTCAAGATTATCCGTGCACATAACAAAAAGTGGGAAGATCATTTCAAAAATCTTGGTTATGACAAAAAGAGATTTATTCGAAGAATAAATCAAATTGATGTAACTAAGGTAAATTCAATCGAAATTGATGAAATGTCTGATATCCCACTTCCTCCAATGAATGCAGCTTTTAATGCAACCATTTCAGAAATAATTTTTGCTCAGTTTGTTAATAGTAAAATTTATGAGAAGTATTATCCAATTAATATTGGGTATACAACATCAGAAAATTTTATTAATAAGCATTCCTATACAGAAATTATTACTGATCTCACCATGTTCTTTCACAAATTGTTAAGATTTGCCTATATTAAAAGGAGTAATATATCATACTATTTGGATATGTTTAAGAATCCTAATCTGTCAGATGTGCTTAAAGTTAAGCCTCATCATGTAGACATGGAAACAAACATTTTCGATTATCAGGATGAATATTATTTTGCTTTTAATAGCAAAGATATTATCAGAGATTTTCTCTATAACAATGGTGAACGAATTGAAGATTTATTCTCCTCGTTTTGTTTGAGTGAGGGGGTAAAGGTGTTTGGGGAAATCCCACGACCAACATTTTTTATCAACTCGCAATGAAAAAGGTTTCAAAAAAACCAACTTCAGAAAAGAAGCCAAATCCTAATAAAAGAATTCAGACTAGTTCTCAAATTAGCAAGCCAATAGTCAAAATTAAGCCGCAGGTAAAGCCTGCGCCTAGAAGTGCCAAGAAATCAAATTTACTTGGACCTTCTGGAACAAAAGGAATTATCGAAGATATTGGTAAGGTTATCAAGGTAGGAGAGTCTGTAGCAGATACAATTGTGTCTACTATCGAAAACCCTATTGATGGAATTATCAATAAATTACCTAACACTGTTGCAACTTTCGTTGACGCAATGGGTGGTAATAAAACTTCTTTAAATCCTAACGCTCCTGGGCAGGTATCAATGTCTGGTGAGTTAAAAACTTCGAAAGACGAAAAGTTTGTAGATGCTCTCAAAAAAGAGATGCCAGTGGTACAATTGACCGCAATTCCATCCGGATTTGCTGCCGACTATAAAAGCCCACCTATTTCAATTACAGATACTAAATGGAATAACATTCCCAGCACGAGAGTGTCTGGTAGTGTTATTCTAGGTAGTATTAATAATGGAACAGGAGGTTTAGTCCGTCATCAGTCAAGAATACTAAATCCCTCCATTATGGGGGGACAACTAGCTTCTATTTCTCAGCTTCATCAAAAACATTTGTGGTTAAATATTGGATTATTTTATATTCCAACATGTTCAAGTACTCAACTAGGACAGGTTATTCTGAGTTTTCAGAATAGTCCTAATGTTACATATTCGGCAACCGCAAATATTAATTTACTATCTCAAAGAGATCACTTTGTTATGTCTCATTGTTTCAAGGGAATGTCACTACCTTTGGTAGCTAATTTCAAGCAACAATATAACAGACCATCGGGAACTCCTTCTGGCGACCCTAAATTTTATGCAGATTGGGCCTTTGAGGTTTGGACAGATAATGTACAAACTGCAAACCCAGCAACGACATTAGGGAGCTTTGGAATAGTATATGATGTCTTATTCTTTTCGAAAATTGAAAGCGATGCAATCGAGTATCCACAACAGATATCCGGAAGCTTGATGTGTTTTTCTAGTTTAAAAACTAGTCAAATCATTCAAGGGTTAAGGAAATTATTGGATGGTTATTTATCATTTTATAATGACGAGTTTGACTCGGATTTAGAAATGATAGGTCACTGTCGGATGGAGAACGAAGCAATGCTTATTCGAAGTATGAAAGATAAGTCTCTTCAACTTATAACGGTTGAGAAACTCAAATTGTTATGCTCAAAACTTATGGGCTTTGATCAATTTAATCTTTCATTGGTACAAACAAAATTTCTTATAGGTTTGGAATATGTTTTCTTATCCTTTAATAATATCTTTACTTTATACGATGTTTTCTCAGATAAAGATGAGAGACGATTTGTCTCTTTTCTTCATTGTATGTTCCCAGTACTTTCGTACCTAGAACAAACTGATGAGGAACTTCAAAGTGAAGAAATTTAATGGATGTTCCAAGAAATTTGCTTGGGGGTTACGCCTACTTAAGGTGTAATCTAGCTCTTTAGTCAAGAGAATAAAAATAGATTACCTGCGAAAGCGGGGGGAACGCGAATTAATTCTAGTATCCGGGTAGGGTACTAGACGTAAGCAGTGAGGTGATTCCCACTTCTCATTGGTTAATTCGTCATTTGGCGCTACTTTAGTGTATGGATGTATGTGTTATTGTCATTTATGCCAAAATGAATTACAGATAAATATCTGTAAGTCATTTTGACATATCTAAGCAATATATAGAGACTCAATGGACCTCTGACAC